CAGTACTTCCAAGTGGAGTTACTGCAAATGCTGCTGGCGCAGTTGTTGCACCTTTTGCACAAGGCCCAGAAACAGTAACGCTTGTTACTTCTTGGTATGAATTTACCAAGTACTTTGGAGGTTACAACGCAACCTACCCAGCCACCTTCCAAGTTGGCTCATTCTTTTCTAACGGTGGACGTGAACTATATGTTCAACGCCTACTTGCCTCTGACGCTGTTGCTGCATCAAGAAACATTATTAATGGCTCTGCACAAATTGCAACTGTTACATCTAAAAATGCAGGGACAGATGGTAACAACTTAAGAGTTGTTGTTACTGCAGGTTCTGTATCAGGCACCTTTACTCTTACTCTTTATAAAGAGTCAGGAATTGCTAACGATATTTCTGATGACATCTTGCTTGAGCGTTATGAAAACATAGTTTTTGATGACGCAACTTCTAGTGACTTTGCTGAAACAGTTATTAATCTTGTTTCTCCAAATATTGAAATTGAAGTTTTAGCAAGTGGACTATCTGGAACAGACCCTGTTGCAGCCACTTATCCACTAACAAGTGGTTCTAATGGAACCGCTACTGCTGCAACCGATTACACTGCTTACAAAGGAACTTCGGATTCTGTGTTTGAAAGACTTACCTCTTTTGATCGTCCATTAGTTTTGTTCCTACCTGCTGTAAATGCACTTGCATCTGGAACTGTTGGAGTAATTGATGCTGCAACATCTTGGGCAGAAGAAAACAACGGCTTTGTTGTTCTTGGAACTGATCCAGATCTAACAGTAGCAAATGCTGTTTCTTTTGCTGGGTCTCTGGCAGACACAAGCAATGCTGCTGTTTACTTCCCAAATGTCTACATCTCTGACCCACTAGGACGTAGCACAGGTGCTCTTCGTAAGATTGAACCTGCTGGTGCTGTTGTAGGTCTATACCTATCAACCGATGCAAGCCGTGGTGTGTTTAAAGCACCTGCTGGTATCGCAACTCCAGTACTAGGAATTGTTTCAGTAGAAAGATCTTTTACATCTACAGAGTTAGACACAATGAATGCAAGCACATCTCCAGTAAATCCAATCCGCCAAATTCCTGGTGCTGGACTTTCTGTGATGGGTGCTCGTACATTAAAGCAAGATGGAACTGCAAACAAGTATGTAAACATGCGTCGTTCTTTAATTTATATTCGCAAGAATCTAAAGAACCTAACAGAGTTTGCACTATTTGAAAATAATGATGAAAGACTGTGGGCACGTATAAACACAACTCTTGGATCATTCTTAAATGAGTATCGCAATCAAGGTGGCCTTCGTGGAGCAACTCCAGCACAGGCATACTTTGTAAAGTGTGATGCAGAGAACAACTCCGATGCAGATATTGCAAATGGCGAAGTTCACATTCAAGTTGGTGTTGCTCTTCAATATCCAGCAGAGTTCATCGTCATCGATCTCAGCCAAAAGACGCTGAACTAACCCGAAGGAGATAATAAATAAATGCCTACAATCATTAATAATCGGTCAAATTTAATTACCGATCCATTACGTAACTTTAGGTTCTTAGTTACGTTTAAACCATTAACAAGTGTTGGTGGTGCACCAACTAGTACTGCGACTAACAATCTTGCTAACGCAGTTACTTTTGGGTTTACATCGATCTCTGGATTGGCGGTTACAACCGACTCTATTCCTTACCGTGAAGGTGGATACAACACTACCGTTCACCAGATTCCTGGACAAACCACATTTGCTCCTATTACATTGCAACGTGGCGTAATTCTTGGAACTAATCAAAACTGGGAATGGATGAGAAACTTGTTTGCAACAGTTCAAGGCGGAGGAACAACTCGTGGTAAAAACGAAAACTTCCGTTGCGATCTAGAGATCAAGGTTCTATCACACCCAATCCCATCAGCAGGTGAGACTCCTCAAAACAGTCCATCAGCAACTGACCATGTCGCAATGCGTATGGAAGTTTATAACTGCTGGCCAACTGCTGTAGCGTACTCAGACTTAAACGCTGGCGATAATGCTTTACTTGTGGAACAGATGACTCTGGTTCATGAGGGCTTTAACATTAACTGGGCAGCAAATCTAACTACAGACGCTGCGGCGTTTCCAGCATAATCTAACAAAGGATAACAATGACGAACACAATTAGTGCAGCGGCTAATCCCGCATTAGCAAACCAAATGTTGAACAAGGCGTTAACTGAAGCGCCAAAAGAAAGAATGCCTGAGATCGTATCTCCTTCAGATACAACTGTTGAACTTCCTGGCGGCTATGTAAATGCCGCTGGGGAGGTCATCAGAACTGCAGAGGTACGAGAACTCACAGGTAAAGATGAAGAGATAATTTCTAAAACTAATAACTTAGGCAAGGCAGTCTTAACAATCCTACAACTGGGAACTGTAAAGATTGGTAATGAAGCGGCAACTGAGAAGTTGCTTGATGAACTTTTAATAGGCGACAGAGATGCCATCCTACTTGGAATTTTAAAGGCTACCTTTGGAAACACAGTAAAGATACCTGTATTTGCAGATGGCGAAGAGAAGTTAGTTGAAGTTGATATCAACACAGACATTAAGACGAAGATACTTACTGACCCTGTAAATGATCGAGTGTTTATTGTTAAAGGTAAGAATGTTGATTACACAGTAAAACTTCCTAACGGAGTAGTTCAAAGAGAGATGATTAACAATGCAGAAAAAACTCCTGCCGAATTAAGTACTCTCGTTCTTGAAAACACTCTAGTACGCATAGGAGAGAACCCTGTATATAGCAAAGCGCAAGTGCAAGCACTTAGCGTTGTAGATCGCAGAAAGATTATAGAAGAGATAAACAAACGAGCCCCAGGTCCACAATTTGAAGATGTAGTTGTTACCGACCCTGATACAGGAAGTGAGGTAACGGTTCCTATTAATTTAGGTACCTTATTTCAGTTCTAATGTAATTAGTTATGTCAGGCTTTTCTCTGAATGGTCTGCATTAAGTGATTATTATGAAGGTTGGTCTCTATCTGAGATAAAAGAATTATCTCGTAGAGAAAGAAGTAATTGGTTAGAAGTCGCCAGAGTTCAATATGAAAGGATGAGAAATGGCTAAAGATCCCTTATCTCAACTCTCCAATGTTAACTCTGCGCTGGGCACAACTGAAAAGAGATTAAGTGCCATAGAAGGACTCGTCAAAAGAATTGGCGGATTTGCTTCTACCTCTCTAAAACAAGTATCTAATATCTTGTCACCAAGTGTTGGTCAGGGAACCAACATGACACTTGGAACAAGTGGCGCTCAGTTTAGTAACGGCGCTGGTGGTGGTGCTGGTCAAGGCGGAATGATGCCATGGCTATACACCAAGCAGGGCGCTGCAACTGTTGCTGGAGTTCAAATTGGTATGGGTGCCGCTGCTGGTGCATACGCTGCATTACCAGATCTTGGCATGACTGTATCTCGTGCAACTGGCTTCTACCAAGCATCACTTCGCAGTGGCGGGGCAATGAGTCGTGCTGGTTTAGCGCAAGCAACTTTTGGCGCACTAGGTGGCGGAATTACTGGGCCAGGTGAAGATGCCGCAGCAGCAGCGATGCTTGTGCAGGGTTATGGTTACATGCCAGGTAGTGCTGACTTTACTAGAGCGATGCGAGAAGTTGGTGGTGCTGCTCGTTATCTAGGAATGCCAAATGCAACAGCGGCTCAGGCTATTGGTGGATTACACACTGGTGCAATGGGTGGAAATCTTTATCAGTATGGTATTCGTACCTTTGATCCAACAACTGGCAGGGCTTTATCTACTGGAGATATTGCTAGACAATTATTTACTAGGATGACTCAAGGAAGACAAGTTACTGCAGAACAAATGTCATTATCTTTGCGAGAAGGTTTTGCTGGACAATCATTACGGGCGCTAGGTTTTTCACAAGCGCAACAAGAGATTTTTGGAACCATGCTCACAGATATGGCTGCTGGTAGAACTATTAGTACCGATTTAGAAAACGCACCATTTAATCCTGCTAACCCACAAAATGCACAAATGCAAATTGCTACATCAATGACCTCATTAATGGAGCGTGGAACAGAGCCAATGATTGCTGGCTTTGAAAAAGCAGCGGGCGCAGTTGCTGCATTAAATAAATCTCTAGAAGGATTGCCAGATGCCTTCTTCCAATTAAAGGGTGCAGTTCAAGGATTCTCTGGAACAAATGTTGGTGCAGGTGTATCTGGTTTAGTTGGTGGAATTGCTGGCGCTGCTGGAACAATACTAACTTACAAAGGATTGAAATCTGTATTAGGAGGCGCTGTAAGGGGTGCAAGCACAAATGCTGCAGTACAAACAGCGGGTAGAGTTGGTTTAACAGGATTAGGAAGAGCAGTACCAGTGCTTGGTGGCGCTGCTAGTGCGGCAACTGGTCAGGGATTTTTAAGCACAGTTGGCATAGGCGCTGCGGCTGGTGGAATTGGTGGAGCATTTTTTGGTGGAATTGGCGCAGTTCCTGGCGCAATTGGTGGGGGAATTTTATCTGGCCTTGGTTACTTAGGTACTAAAGCACTAGCAAGTATGTTTGGAACTCCCGCTAATGCTGCACAGACATCTCAAACGGGAACACAGATGACTGCTGGTATGGATCAGGGATTAATGCAGACTCTACAAAATGCTGGATTTTCTGGCCAATCATTAACAACTGCTTACGGAATTGTAAAAGCGGAATCAGGTGGTAGAGCAAATGCTTACAACCCAAGAGGTATGGATGATTCCTATGGTTTATTCCAAATTAACATGGAAAATAGTGATCCAAGAAATCCTAATATGGGAAATAAAAGAAATGCAGCATACTTAAAGAAGTACGCATCTATTGGATACACGGGTCCAGAAAGTCTAAAAGATCCAAATATAAATGCAAGAATTGCTTATGACATTTCTAAGGGTGGAACAAACTTTAATCCATGGACTACCTACACTAGTGGAAAATACTTACAACATACGTCAGGCGTTTCAACTGCAAATGTAGGAACAAAAACTGTAAATGTAAATGTAAGTTTAGCCAATGCATCAATAGCCGAGGCTAACTCTCTAGCCAAAAAAGTAAAAGAAATATTATTAAATGATAAAGATCTTCAAGCGATGGGGAGTAAATAATGGCTGGTAGATTAATAACAAGTGGTCCTAATAAATATTCTAGACCAAATTCAGGTTTAACTACCTCACAAATTATTTCTGAATTTCAAAATGAACAACAAAGAGTCAATGCAGAAAAGAACATCAATGCTGAAAAAGCAAAAAAACAAAAAGAGTTACAAGAAGCCGTACAAACAGTTGACCGTTTAAAAACTCAAATAAAAAATGAAAACATAATTCTTGGAGACTATAATCAAGTTGTTATTGATCTCCGAGCGTCTTATGGGCCTCCCCCTTATGATCCTGGAGAAACTGCTCAACTTAATGAAGCAATTGTTAATGTTAATGGACAGAAATCAATTATTTCTAAAATTCAAACTAGGTTAACTACTGCTGATAATCTAAAGAAGTCTATTCAAAATGAATTAATATCTTCTTCTCAGGCTGCTGCTAAAAAAGAGTTTGATAAAAGAACAACCAAAAATACTAAGGATATTAAAAAACCTGGTAAGGGTAGTAAACCTATTACTGGTGCTACAGACGATGCATCTACTTCTCCTCCAACACCCTCAATACCACTCTACACATATAACGCACCTATGGTTAGATCTGCATATTTTAGAAATGAAGGTCCTCAAAGTGAAACTACTTCTAGGGGAATTTCAGATGCAGGAAACTATACAGATGCAAAAAATATGTATACTCCAATTAAATATGATTCAGTTACAGGATTAGTTCTTGAGTCAGCACCTGCTGCTAAGGGAACAATTCAGATGTATAGAAACAGATATGATTTAACTAGATATTATGAATCAAAAGAAAACACTGATCTTGATTCAACAATGTATGGTTTTAAATTTCTTTACAATCCTACTGAAGTTAGTATGGGTTGGGGAATTGCTGAAGGCGTAAATCCAGACGTAATTCAAAGTGGAGCAGATGGTTATATTGTGCCAATTGGTGCAGGATTAAACCAAAGCACGGTAGATTTTACTTTGTTGTTAAATCGAATTGGAGACATGACATATCTAGATTCAAATGGACTTATTCCAGGTGCCGATAATCCTTATCCAGGTAACTTTAGAAAACTTGAAGATTTAAAAATGATTTATAAAAAAGGAACTATGTACGATTTAGAATACCTTTTTAGAACTATAAATGGTCCAAATGCAAGTTATCAATCTAGTTTAAATGATAAAACTGCAGACAGAGGGTTCTTACTAGGTGCTCAAGTAGAATTACATTTAGGAGATGGCCTTAGATATTTAGTAAGAATTGGATCCCTGTCTATAAACCACACCGTGTTTAATGACAGAATGGTTCCTATTCTTTCTAACGTACAAATTAGTTGTCACAGATTCTACGACCCACCTAGGATAAGAGAGTAACTATGATCTTTTTAGATAGTAGATATGTTGATGGAGTTCTTTTTAAAGCCTGGCATGCAAAAAAACAAGAGTATCACTTAACGGTTTTTAGAACATATCCAGATTATTTACAATCATATTTTATATATGAGTGGGTTGAAACTGATCGACTAGACATACTAGCAACTAAATTTTTAGGAAGCCCTGGTTTATGGTGGCAAATTCTAGATATAAATCCTGAAGTTATAAACCCAGACACATTACAACCTGGAACACAATTAAGGATTCCAAATGTTTAATCCAGAAATTCAAAATAGAAGAAGTGTATCTTTTAAAGTTTCTTATCCAGATTTTCCATCTATAACACTGCTACCTAGAAGTGTTACTCTATTTCAAGAAATGGGAAAGCACGACATAGTTGAACTTAAGTATAGAAGCGTTACAGCAAACTTATATAAAAGTATAAAGACTGGAGTTCCCGTTCAAATTAATTGGA